CATAAAAAGCGTTTATATTATCAGGCATCGTCTCAGTATAGATGGTTCTAGACGTATACCATTGATCTTGATCTACCATTAAAACCTTCTCATAAGTATTAAATCCAGGAACAAAACCCATATATGCAATAATTGTATCTTCTGAACCATACTCACCTGTTTCTTCTTGTTGGGCTTCTACTTCTTCTTGTGCTGTTTGTAAATTTTGTGCGATTAAATCTTCTACCGTAGTATCTGTATCAGAGGATGTATCCATAGAACTAATCGAAGTATCTATTTGGTCTTGTACCGTATTAGTATTTACGTTAGCTACAACAACCGAAGTATTAACGTCTGTTGAATTCATAGAATCACTAGTAGAAGAACTAGAAACAGACATAGAACTCATATCTAATACTTGATTTGTTTGTACTGTAGCTGAAGCAAACTGGTCTGACATACTCGGAGAACTACTCGTACTTATCCCTGCGTTACCTGACGAAGCTCCTGTAGAACTATTACTTACAGCGTTACCAGAAGCCGCACTATTACCTGTAGCATGAATACTATTACCTGCGTTTGTACCGCTTACACTTTGTGTGGCTGTAGCTAGGGTAGAAGAAACAACTCGTAAAGCTATATCTCTGCTAATAGAACTCTTACCTGTAGCTTCTTCCCTTTCCGCAGTTTGAAACTCTTCCTCAAATACTTCTTCGAATTCTTCTACGATTTCTTCTCTTTCGATTCTTTCTTCTTCTATTTCAGCTTCTGCTATACGTTCTTCAATCGCTTCGAATACTTCTTCTACAACTTCTTCTTCGAAGATTTCCTCAATAAATTCTTCTTCTGGTTCATCAAGATCAGCTAATTCTTCTTCGTGTCTTTCTTCATGATGCTCTCTTGTTTCTTCTTCGAACCATTCTTCAAGTTCTTCTACATTATTAAACTCTATAAAGGTTTCAGGCTCACTATAATCTTCTACCAAAAAAGTTTCTTGAAATATAAATTCATCTAATAAAACTTCGTCTTGATGATGAAATGGTTCATCATGATGAGAGTTAAAATTATCGATAAAAGGTAAAGGCTCTGGATCGTAAAAAACAATAAATTCTTCTATAAATGGATCTTCAAAATAGTCATTAGGGTTATCTCCAAATTCTTCAAAAGGCGGAAACATTTCTTCTTCAAATATTTCTATAGGTTCATTAGGGTCTTCAAAACCTAAGTTATCATGATGTTGTTGATGATCATCAGTAAATATACCTGTAGCAAATTGTTCTTGTTCATCTATAAAACCATAATCAACTTGCTCGTCATCGAAGAAAGCTACTGATTCTTCTTGTCTATAACCTTGGCAAAATGGTGCGTATTGTGGATCGTCTGCACATTGTAAATCATCATAAGCATCCCAATAATTAGGACAAGATTCACTATGTAACTGCGTAATATTACATTGTTGTGTAAGATACGCATCTGCGTAACCTGAACAACTACTATCGTTTAACGGATCGCTACAATCAACACCATTACCACTACCCGAACCATATAAAGAACCACCGTTTTCTAATGTGGTATTCATCGTTATATTGTTCCAATTAGTGCTTACGCAACTAGAGCTATTGGTTGTACCTGTGTTACACTCATCGTGATAATAATACGTATAAGAATTAGTTTTATTCGCCCCTACCTCACCTATAAGAACATCATGGTTAATAATTTCTAATTCTCTGTAGCGTAAATCAAAAGAATTATTATTCCAAAGTATTACTTCAAAACTGTTATCTGTATTACTTCTATTGTATTCTCGAAGATTGTACCACCCGAAGATCATCTTGCTAGAATCACCCCAAGATTTCATGCGAGAGTTACTGTCTCTTATGAGATCAGTCCAGAAAGGGTATATGGTATAAGTATGTTGTCCGTTAATAGGGTCAGGAGTATAGTCATTACAATAGCTGCCACTATTACCAAAATGAAGACATCCATTTGTTGCCATCCTCGCCTGTGAAAACGTAGAGCCATAAAAAGTAAAATTAAAAGAAAGATCAATCGCGGGACTAATTCCATCATCGGATACCTCGTACGCTAATTCACCGTTGAAGTTATTAGCATTAGCATTAAGGTCGTAAAGGTCTTGATTAGCTTCGTATGTATACTGCCCTAGTACATTAAAACTAAATAAACACCCTAACGCGTAGAATAAAACTCTTTTTTGCATTGTTTAGCTGTTTTAGTTTTTCTTGTATAAATAGTTTTGACCGCACCCACAACATCTCTGTTTATTTTTTCTCTATTAGGATTAGATTCATGAGTACATTGAGCTATGTATTCGTCTAAAGCGTCATCTTTATCAGGTCTTTTTTGTGGGTTTTGTTCCCATGCTACAGTAGCTTCTTTACCAATTTTACCATTATACGGACAAGGCGTACCTGCCATCGACATAGCTTTAAACACTCTTTCGTCTTGACAGAGCAATGCAACCGATGCTACTTTCATTCCCATATCATACAAATATTTAGATAGTTTTAACCTTTCACAGTTTTCATCAACAATAGTTTTACCACCAGATAAACCAAACACCTGTCCTTGAAAAGCTCCTGAGACACCTGTTGTACAGAGGTCTTGTGAGTAAGACATGATACTAGGTGCGATAGCAGAAGCAGGAGGTGCTTCACTTTTTACGTTTTGATTAATTGTTTGCGTACTATTAGATTCGTTTATGTTCCGATTAGTATTATCGGATCTTGAGTTATTTTCGTTTACGTTTCGATTATCTGTTGTAACGTTCGAATCCGAAGTCGATTGATTTACGTTAGTGTTAGTGTTCGTATTATTTGATGTCGACGTTGAATTATTTGTATTATTAACGTTTTGATTCACTGTTGAATTAACCGTTGAATTAGAAGTCGAAGTATTAACGTTATTGTTTGTATTGGTATTATTCGATGTCGAAGTTGCTGTTGAAGTGTTTACGTTATTGTTGGTGTTATTGTTCGTGTTCGTATTTACGTTGGTATTTGATGCAGTCGTATTTGTTGTATTAGTGTTGACGTTGGTGTTGTTATTCGTGTTGGAATTTGTATTAGTGTTTGTGTTGGTGTTAGTATTGGTATTAGTCGTCGTCGTTGTATTGACTGTATCTAAACTATTATTTTCACAATACTGTGAGCCATTGACACAAGCTGTGCCTGATTGTTGGCTAGATTGAGCGTTTACGTTTATAGATAAACCAATTACAACTGTTATTAAAAACAGAATACCCGCCCATGAAAGGATCTTGTCGTGTTGTTGTTCTTCTTTTTTACTCACTAATCTTCACCCTTAAACTGTTTACTACTCCCTGTTGTACCTGCGTATAAACCAAACCAAGCAGCACCTGCACCAACAACAATCGATATAAGACCTGATTGTTCAAAACTAGGTTCTGGTAGTTCCATAAACCAAATAGTACATTTATACAATAAAACAATATAAACAGTTAAAAAAGCTCTAGGAAAAATACGCCATGAGTCTACCGCTTTAGCTAAATGAATCCATTTTTGGTGTGGGTTTATTTTATCGTCAGCTTCTAAATCTCTTATTTTATCTTTAAGATCGGATATTTCTTGTATCATCGCCATAAATTTGTTGAGATCCATCTCAACTTCATTACGATCCATATCTCCGCCAAACCTGCCTTGTCCGTCGTTCATATTATTTACCTATTGTAGTAGGATCAAACTGTCCTAACTCTATTAATTTTGATCTGTTTTCTAAATGCTCTGCTTCAATATCTGTTTTGCTTTGACCAAAATATTTAACAGCAAAAAATTTAGTAATCATTTCTTCGTTAATATCCACACCGTCTACAATAACAGCTCCTAAAACCCGTCCGTATTTACCCTTAGAGTCTTTAAGTTTAGATTGTAAAACAACCACGTCACCGTTATTAATTGAATCTTCTAAGAATTTAGCCGCAAGTTTACCTCTGGTTTTTTCGTCTTTATCTCTGGTTCTTGATTCAGGCGTATCAATCCCATAAAGACGTACACGACACTTGTGAAGAATAGAAAACCCAAGATCAAGGATAACGTCAATAGTGTCGCCATCAACCACCCTAGTAACTGTGCAATTATATTCATACATTTAACATTTCCACCTTCTTCTAGCCGCTTTGCCTCGTTCACCTTTCCAACCTTTCGATCTAGCACAGAATGATTTACGTCTTTTTGCTGCTTTACTACCTTTTTTAACTTTACCTGTAACCGCTGTTTTTAATTTTGATCCAGGATTTTTACGTCGATAAGCCGCTACGCCTTTTTTAGTCATACCCGCACCAGACTTAGTAGATCGGAAATTAGCTCCCTTACCCTTCGTAGTGCGTCGTATAGACTTTTCTGTGCGTTTCTTCGGCTTAGCCATTACTTTTTCTTTTTAGGCTTCTTAGCGGTCTTAGCAGAACGTTTAAAGGCTGCTGCAGTCGGAGCACCTTTAGCTCCTTTCTTTCGCATCTTTCTACCTTCTTTACGCTTTTTGTTTATATTATAATATAAACCTTTTTTAGCTGTTCGACCGTCTTTAGTCTTATGAGTCTTTTTTCTGTTAGCCATACTAATCCTCGTATAAATTATTAAAAGTTATTGCAGGGTCTAAATAGCTTTCATGTCCTTCCGCTGAATGAAGATGTTGGGAAGGAATAAAATCAGGGGCTCCTTCACCTGTCACCCATAAAGCAGGACTTGTAGCTCTTACCCTGTTGTTAGGTAAAGCAACTAAGTTACCTTTCCATTTGCAATCTTCTGTAATATATAATACATGAGATTGTTTATGTTGTGCAGGACAATCCGCAATGGCGTTTCCTGTATAGTCCACAGTGAACATATATTTACCAGTATAAAACTTTCCATCGATTTTGCAAAGCCACGGACTAGAACTTACTCTATCCATAACTATTACAGAATGATCTCTCGCTTCACAATCCCATGGTTGAGCTATATGATCTTCCATAGGAACCGCCCATTCTTCAACAGGTATATCGGCAATTAAACCTTGTATGGGCATTCTAGCCCACATAGCTCCACCGTGAATATTACCTTCATCCCAATCTTCATATTCAGTTTCACAGCCTGTAAAAACTACTTGAAACGATAAAGACCTATCGGGTATTGTATTAACAGCAAAAGCTATTGCATGAAGAAACTCTCCATGATATTTTGTATGATTCGCGGTGAACTCCCTTCGCACCCAACATTTGAAATGTGGGATGTTACTTATTAGAGAAGGCACTTACTTCTTCTTGCTACTTCTCTTTTTAGAGCTTTTCATCATACGTTTTTTAGAGCCGCCTTTCTTCTTATATTTAGAAGATTTAATAGCTCCTCCGCGTTTATAACCTTTTGCTTTTTTCATATTAGTCTCCGTTTAATACTCGTTGTTTTAATCGGTCAGCTCTAGGACCTACTTGCGTAGCCCATCTACTGTCCATCATTTCCTCAGAAGCTGTTTTATAATCTTTCGATTCTAAAGCTCCTAAAAACTTTTTAAATTTTAATAATCGTGTAATGCCTAAATTAAAACACATATTAGCTAATACACGTTTTATATCTTCAGGCTGATCAGACGCCCAAGGCATATTTCTTTCTAAATCAGCAAATACAGACTCTATATCTTTTTCAAAACATTCGATAACTCGTTCCTTTGATACTGGGGTTCCAACTGGTTTTCCATGTTCGGGATCGTTTTCAAGCACAAGGTGACCAATACCAAAAGTAGGATAACCCAAATGATCATTGTAAATTTCATATACACAGCCTTCATCAAACTCTAATTCTTCTCTTAATTTATTAATATCCATATTTAATTTACTCAAAGTTGTATTGTAACGACGCCACCAAGCGTAACTGTTACATTTCCTAATTCTGCAGACGCTTGGAAATGTGTTTCGTTTCCTGAATATAAATTTACCCATTTTTCGCCTGTCCATAACTGTAACTGATTACTAGTTAAATTCCATATAATATCGCCACTATTAAATTTATTTTCATTACGTTGAGTTTCGTTTACTGTAAGTGTGGAATTTACATCGACTTTATTTAAACTTAATTCTAATACTCTTACTAAACGATTAAATGTTTCAGAAGAAACTTCACCAATAGAAATCGGTAATTTAGTTTCTAATAATTTACCCATTATCTTCTACCGTCAGGTCTAAAATCTAATCGCATTGCTCCAACTCTAAAACCAACACCATCGTCATTAGATTCAATACGAAGCACTGCTTGTCTGCCTCTTACTCTAGTGTCTATTTTTGTTGTATTAGATGTACAAGTACTTGTTACCGCTGTTGTTAGATCCTCTCCTGGAAAATTTCTACGTTTTAAAACAAGGTTAACCGCTTGTCCGTCAGAACCTGTTGCTGCTGTTCCTGTAAATTTAATATCTGGAATAATTCTATTAATGAATTGAAAGTCTTCTCCTCCTGGATCAATATCAAAATCACTAGATTCGATAAATACATCAGTCATAGGTAAACCATCATTATCATTACCTACCTCATGGTTATAAACATAACCAATATCAGAAGAAGATAAAACAGCTTTAGGATTATCAAAAACACCTTCGTCTAACCAAGCAGTTCTAGATAAAGATCCAATAGTCCAAAGATTTTCTTCGTAGTTATAAACTACGTATCGGTCAATAACGTTAGAACTACCGCTACAATAAAACCAACCTACTTCATCAAAAGCCTTATTAACAAAACTAAACGCTTGATAACTTTGTGTTTCGTTTAAATCGCTAAAAACATAATTTTGGACGGTACATGGTATTTCTTGAACAGCTCCATTATAAGCATAAAAACCTTTTTTATCCATCCAAAAAATACCTTTAGGAGTATTTACCATACCGTTAGGGCTTATTAAACCTACTCCTTCATTTACTAAATTTAATCCAAATGTAAAAGGCTGTCCTATAAAAGACATAGAATATAAAGCAATATCCGTCCAAACTAATATTTCTTGTTTAGATCTTAAAGCTCCTACAATAGAAGACCCCGCAGAAAGTCTAAGAGAACCCGCAGTGTTTGTAGCTAAAGGTTCCCATTGTGCTGCATTTTCTTGATCAGAAAAAGCAATAAGCATTGGATCAATAGAACCTGTTCTTGCTGTACCAGAAGCATTTAAAGGATCCGCACCAAAACAAATTACGTGTCGATCGATATCAGATACTAAAACTTGTAAAGCTAACGTAGGAGGAAGATTAGCTCCTGATAAACTTGAAAGAGCAACAGCTCTCGTAGTAAGCCCGTTAGATTCATCCCAATAAAACACACCTCCTCCTCGAGGGTTTATAATTAAATCTT